GAGATACTAATTACCGACAGAGGGTCAGGATATGACTTCGATCCCGACAATAAACCTCAAATTTATATCGTTGACGTGGAAACAGAGACCTATAAGATCAGAGGTCCTAACACACAACCGCAAGTAGAAGATTATAAGACAGCAATTAGGCACCCAAAAGGTCTTAAGCAGGAACTTAAGAAGAGTACTACTGCTAATGATGAGGAAATGGACGTTATGGACATCGGTGTTATCGGTGGACTTAACACTTTAATGAACGGATTCACTGCTCAATACCCTGTTGGGTACTTAAGAATGAACGATATAGACAGAGAAGAGGAAACTGCTCTGTGTAATAACCTCCCTGCAGGGTGTATTAACATAGAATTTCCCAAAGTTATTGAGGATGCACTGTTTACAGTCGAAGATGTGCAAGGAATGATTGAGGGAAGTGATGAATTTGCTGAGTTTATGGACAATCAATACCCTACATTGCTAGCTGCATCTAGAGATGGGGACGGAACAGCAGATCAAGTTGGTGGTTTGTATGGATTTAATGGTGGACAAAAGTGTGTTAAGATAGGACAACCTAAATTTTACTCTGCAACTAGGTTCTACGACATACCTTGTCCGTATATTAAGACCAATGATGATGGTGATAACCGAGCATTTGGGTATATGGTACACAAGTACTGTGCTTCTAAGTCGGATAATGCCAGTTTTAGAGTATCAATGGTCACTGAGGGACATACAACTGGTGCTCAGGGGCAAGAATTTATGAATTTCCTTAGGAATTTGCCCGAACCTAAACTTACAGAGACCAGAAAGACCCCTCCAGGCGGTTCTAGTGACCAAAAATGTTGGCCATGCAAACGTGGTAGCATAGAAGGACGTTGTTATAGGGACTCAAACAACCAAGCGGACATAATTTTCGTTCCTGTGGGTAGTGATGAGAACACTTATGACTGGAATAGGCAAGGATTTTCGGAATATGAACAGTTTAAAGTTTGGTTAGGAGATAATCTTACAAATCATTCACCAGGAACTTCATATACATGGATTGCTCATGAGGAAGATCCTGAAACTGGGCAAGAACTTGATGTACGACAATGGAGTTATACAGATATAACTGTAGCAATGCCTGCTGCAGGTACAATGACCCCTCCTAACGAGTGTTGGGACACTTATCTCAGAACCACTCAGAACACCATAGGACCGTTAGATGCATTCTGTGGGTACAATCCATCCGAACCTCCTCCAGGCACCGATAAGACCGCCACAGGAGGGTACTGGGACGTTGGATACATTGCCACTCCTCCTTGTGCAGGACATTTAGCACTCGATTTTGTATCTGACGCAGCAATTGCTGTAAATCCTAGACTTTGTAGTGAATTTGAGGTTATTCTAGGACCTGTTAATGGTACTATGGACGTTAAAAATTATAATACTGGTGCAACTATAGTATTTGGTGATACAGTACGTAATGTAGGTAACCCTTACTTCACTGAATGTGATCTAGTCTTCGGTCAAATGACTTCTATTGTCAATCCTCCTAAATTACTTAAAGGGAAAGAGCGAATTGCGAAGGTATCATGGGATCCTTCTGATCCAGATCGACCCGAATACGATCCTAACTTTAAAATACCTGAAACTAACTTGGAGCATGCTGAATAATGGCTTATGGAATGTTACTACCAGTCGCACCTTACACGGGCTTGCCGTGTTCAGGGCATGGTATATGCATCCCATCTACTGTACATAGTGTACAGGCATGTGGAACTCCACCAATTCCTTACACGATTAGGATAAAGGAGTTCACTTGCTGGTGGCCACCTTTCCCAATGATACTCACTGGGACATTAAGTCCACTCAAAGCAACGGTACTAACAAACTTTCTACCGACTTTGACCTTTGGTGATATGTTTATTAACCATCCATCACCGTGTACTAACATAGTCATATACATGTGTCCTTGTGGAAAGGCAATGTGCCCTATCCCAACACCCATTCCCTGCTCAGTATTGACGATTGAGGATATGGGTATAGGTCATATGAGGTTCTTATGGGCCACTACCTTCGCTACATACTGTACCAAGCTACCAATAGGTAGAATTTTGGATCCATTGGGAATCGGATTCCCAGGATTTAGTTATCCTTGTTCATCCGTAGTTGCGTATGGAAGTCCAAATGTGTTATCATCTTAAAAGTTAGAGATTATTATGGCAAAAGCAACAGCAGGTGCATGGGGAACTGGTAGTTATGTACCATCCACACCGAAAATGACTAGACAAGGTACTAGTAAGAACACAAAGTATGCTGCTACTTCTAGAAATGGTGCTAGAAAGAAGTACAGAGGGCAGGGTAGATAATGTACAAGGCACTGCCTAATTGTTTACATGTGAAAGATAGCTCTGTCGCAGGACAGGGCTTATTTGCTACACAAGATATACCAGATGATGTGTATCTTGGTATATCACATGTTGTAGTAGATGAAGAGATTATGAGGACACCTTTGGGTGGTTTTGTGAATCACAGTGAAGAACCCAATTGTATCAAGGTTTATGAGGAAGAAGATTGGGGAAAGATATACCATATGAGAACTATTAGAGCAATTAAGAAGGGTGAAGAACTGTTCTTAAAGTATACTTTCTACAAAGTGTGATAAATAAAAGATAAAGTGAGTAATAACCACGAATAATGCCTGCCTATAGGTTTAGATCAGAGAAATTTTTCTCAAGAGCGTTTAAGGATTTCGCTATTTCATTTAAAGCGAACCCAAACACTAAGGATTTTAGTTCTGTCAGTAATGACAATGCCATAAAACAGTCCGTTCGAAACCTAGTGCTTACAAATTTCGGTGAGAGACCTTTCCAAAATGAAATTGGATCTAGGGTTACTCAAATGTTATTCGAACCGTTTGATGTGTTCCTACAAGAGGATCTTCGGGATGAAATTAGAAATACTATAGAAAGACTGGAACCTCGTGTCGAGACTGTTTCAGTAGTAGTGAGTTCTCCAGAGAGCTCATCAATTACTAATGACGTTGACGTTTCTGTTGAGTATAAAATAGTAGGTCAATCACAAGTCCAGAATATCGAGTTCCTATTAGAAAGAACCTAAAATGCCTGCGATTCCATCAGAATTAACCTCGCTAGATTTCTTTGAGATCAAGGAATCGATCAAATCTTACTTGCGTACACGTACTGAGTTTACAGATTATGATTTTGAGGGATCTTCTGCGTCATATCTGATCGATACTTTAGCATATAATACTTACTACACCGCATTTAACGCTAACATGGCGATGAATGAGGCGTTTTTAGAATCTGCAACCGTAAGAGATAACATTGTTCGGATTGCAAAGCAATTAAATTATACACCTAGGTCAATAAAAGCGGCAAGAGGGTGTATACAAATGGTAATACAGTGTGCAACACTGCCTGGAGGACAAACTTACCCTGATACTGTAACGATTAAGAAGGGTGATGTCTTCATTTCTAGAAATAATACGGACACATTTCCATTTTGCTTGTTAAAAGATACTCAAGCATCGGTTGATCAGAATACTGGTCTTGCAACTTTCTCTAAAATGATTGTTTATCAGGGAAACTTGCTTTCATATCACTATACTGTTGATGATACTCAGAAACAGAACTTCGTTATACCCGCAGAAAACGTAGATACTGAGATTTTGACCGTTTCTGTTAAACCAACAGAGCAATCAGTAGAAGTTGACGAGTATTCTTTATCTACAAACGTTGTAGAATTGACATCCACCTCTAGAAACTACTTTTTAGAGGAAACTGAAGACCTTAGATACAAGGTAGTTTTTGGAGATGGTGTTTTAGGACGTAAATTAATCGATAATGAGTTCATCATACTCAAGTATGTTGTAACATCTGGTGAAGCTGCTAACGGATGCACTAAATTCTCCTTTATTGGGCAAGCAATTGACTCTGCAGACCGTCCCATATCCCCTGCCAGCATGTCTCTAGGGACTATAGACAGTTCGGAAGATGGCACTGACAGAGAAAGTGCATTATCTGTTAAATTCCGTGCTCCTAGGTCATTCTCAACGCAGAACAGAGCAGTCACAGAAGACGATTATGCTTATATCGTCTCTGACTTATATCCTCAAGCAGCTGCTGTAACTGCTTATGGTGGTGAGAAACTAAATCCCCCTATTTACGGTAAAGTTTACATAGCAGTTCGTTCTAAGTCAGGTGTAAACCTAAACACTACGACTAAGACTCGTATTAAGAACCAACTACTAAAGTATTCGATGGCATCAATTGAGCCAGTCATCGTTGACCCACGTATCTTCTATATTGTACCTAAAGTTTATCCGTTCTTTAATGGTAACGAGACTTCTAGGTCAGCAAATGAGTTGGCAACGGAAATCTTAAAATCAATTGACAAATTTAACACACAAAATAGAGACGCTAGATTTGGTGATCGTGTAGAAGCATCTAAGTTTAATTCCATGGTTGATGCTTCTGATGATGCCATTAGTGGTAGTACCACACAGTTTACTATGGGTCAAAACCTTGATCAATTCACTTTCGGTAATATCTTTACCCAATGTCTTGATTTTGGTAATCCTATTACTAACCCAAGTGATACTGGTGGTAACACCGCAGGAGATTCTACTTGCCCACCTAAGTTCTCTGCCATGAAGTCTGGTAAGTTTTATGCTACTGGATATACAGAGAATCTTGCTGATCTAGTGGCTTCTGGTGAGACTGCATATGAAACTGCAACACCAGCAGACGAAGTAATCTACGCATCTGGTACAAGGACAACTGAGGTTCTAGTTCCTGTAAATATCAGAGACGATGGTAAAGGCAACTTATTGTTAGTTGCTACTCGTAATGAGAAAGAGGTTGTGCTGAACGCAAGCATTGGTACTATTGACTACGGTCAGGGTATTGTTTGTGTAGGACCTCTGAATGTAGCAGATACTGGTGATGGTACGACAAGAATTCCTGTAGTGGTTCATCCTGCTACTGATTCTATCATTATTCCTCCTGGAGTTGATCCTACGGTCTTTAACCCAGAAGTTTATCCTATTGACTTTGTTACTAACCCAACTACTGTCAGTAACTTTGACCCTAATAACTTTAGCGGTTGGAGCTATGGTGGAACCCCAATAAATATTATCGAATATCCAGTGGATGCATTTACGTATCCCGAAATCACGACGTGTTTCTAGATAGATGTTTGCAAAAACAGTAAATATTTCCGATAGGGTCGAGAATCAACTTCCCGCCTTTATCAGAGAAGAGGATGAACAATTTGTCAATTTCTTATTTGAGTACTACAAGTCTCAAGAGAAGACAGGTCGTCCATACAATATTCTAAATAATCTTCTTAATTATTTGGACTTAGATGA